AAGATGGCAATGGGCGGCAAAGCCTGCTAAGGAACAGTCATGGACTACGCAGCCGAATCTAAGCGTGAAGTAGAGTCGCTGAAGAAGCGTCATCCCAAGAAAGGGATTGACTCAACGATTCCTGCCGGAATCCGTGAAATGCTTGTAGACAAGCAAAAGAGCGCTTTGACGCCAGACTCCAAGTATGCCAAAGGCGGCAAAGTTCGTGGCGGCGGCTGCGAACAGCGCGGCCTTCGCAAGTGCAAGGTGGTGTGAGATGCGCTCAAGCAGGGGCATGGGTGCCATCAACCCCTCTAAGATGCCCAAAGGCAAGGTGAAGAAGCGCCGTGACAATACGGACTTTACGGAGTACGCTGAAGGCGGACAAGTGTACGCCGAGGGTGGACGGGTGAACGAAGCAGGCAACTACACCAAGCCTGGGATGCGGAAGAGCCTTTTTGAGTCCATCAAGGGGCAGGCTACCCAAGGCACCGCTGCAGGCCAGTGGAGCGCCCGCAAGGCACAGCTTCTCGCCAAGCAGTACAAGGCCAAGGGTGGGTCTTACCGTGACTAAAATATGCCGCCTGTGCGAGACAGAAAAAGCCGAGGATGAGTTCTATCGATTTTTTGATCGCTGGGCAGACAAGCATTATTTAAGCGCAAGGTGTAAGCCGTGCCACCAAGAATACAAACGCCAAAGTCCGACAACCTCTAAAAACCGTAAAGCAGAAAAACTTCAACTACGATACGGACTTACGTATGAGCAGTGGGAGTCAATGCGTGAAAAGGAGGGGTATCGTTGTATGGTTTGCAGTATTACCGAAGATGAGCTTGGTAAACGTCTAGATGTTGACCACTGTCATGATTCTGGCAAAGTCAGGGGGTTGCTATGTAACCCCTGCAACACTATGCTCGGACATGCACGGGACAACGTTGCGGTGCTTGAGGCTGCCGTCAAGTACTTGAAAACGAATGCAGGCGGGTACAGGGACTGACATGAAGGCCCCGCAGCAGAGTCTGAAGGACTGGACCGCGCAGAAGTGGACAACCAAAAGTGGCAAACCTTCTAGCAAGACCGGCGAACGCTACCTCCCCAAGGCAGCTATCGAGTCTCTTACACCTTCAGAATACGCTGCCACAACCAAGGCCAAACGCGCCGGCAAAGCCGCAGGCAAACAGTTCGTCAAGCAGCCTCCCAAGGTTGCTGCAAAGACCGCTAGGTACAGGTAATGGCTTGGTCTGACGTACTTAAAGCAGTCATCCCAATCGTGGTGGCGGCACTTGCGTGGTTGCTCGGGCAGGTAAACTCGTTCTCAGAGCGTTTGACCAAAATTGAAGGTTCCATGCCCGCGCTCATCACGTCCACTGGTGTACCCACAGACAGCCCGATTTCTGCAGAGAGGCGGGCAATTATGAAAGAGCAGTTGATGGCGCACATCAATGAGCTTCAAGTCAAGGTGCGGCTGCTGGAAGAACGTGAACGGATTGGGAAGAAACAATGACAACCTCCGGCACCGCTACGTTTAATCTCGACCTCAATGAGTACGTCGAGGAAGCCTTTGAGCGCTGTGGTGCTGAGTTGCGCACGGGCTACGATCTGCGAACCGCAAGACGGTCGTTAAATTTGTTGTTCGCAGATTGGTCAAATCGCGGTATCAATATGTGGACCATTGAGCAGGGCCAACAAGTCCTGACCGCTGGCACCAATACCTACACGCTGCCCGCCGATACTGTGGATCTGATTGAGCATGTGATTCGCACGGGCGCGGGAAATGTCTCCACGCAGACCGACCTGACCATCACGCGCATCAGTGTTTCTACCTACTCGTCCATCCCGAACAAGCTCCAGTCCGCAAGGCCGATCCAAATTTGGATCAATCGCCAAGGCCCTGCTCCGCAGTTCACGGTGTGGCCCACGCCTGACAATTCGCAGACGTACACGCTTGTCTACTGGCGCTTGCGCAGGATTCAAGACGCTGGTGCGGGCGGGACGTACACGCAAGATGTGCCGTTTAGGTTCATCCCCGCTTTGGTGTCAGGACTGGCGTATTACCTGTCCATGAAGATCCCTGGCGCAATGGAGCGTATGCAGGTACTGAAGGCGCAGTATGATGAGGACTGGCTGGCGGCTTCTACAGAAGACAGAGAGAAAGCTGCGGTGCGGTTCGTACCCAGGCAGATGTTCATATCATGAGCAATCGCTTTGCAAACGGCGCAAAGGCATTCGGCTACTGCGATGTCTGCGGGTTTCGTTTCGACCTCAAAAAGCTCAAGAACCTCGTAGTCAAAACCAAGCAAACACAGATTCGTGCCTGTACGGCTTGTTGGACCCCAGATCAGCCACAGTTACAACTGGGTATGTACCCAGTCTCGGATCCAATCGCCATCCGTGATCCCCGTCCAGATACGAACACTTGGTACTCGTCTGGTGTGACTGCCACGGGCTCGTTCGGCGGGGGTAGCCGGGTGATTGAGTGGGGCTGGAACCCTGTGGGTGGGTCCAGAAGTTTTGATGCCGCCTTGACGCCAAATGCCTTGGCACCGCAGGGATTAGTTGGTACAGTCGCGGTGAACCCGCCCGGTGGGATTTTTGTTAACTACGCTCTGCTCCCAACGGCCTTGACACAAGCAGCGGTCAACACAGAACCGCAGCGCACGTTGTTCAAAACAACTTTGATCGGGGCAAGACCTGTTGGAGACATCAATGACTCAGGAACTGTAACGACAGCAGATTCTTTGGCATACAGTCGTTGGACAAACAACGAGGCCCAAAACCCGGCGTTTAACACATACATCCAAGATGTTTTGAACCCATACATGATTTCCAACTCAAGTACGTATGCTGCGTACTTGCTCTTTACGTAAGGAGCGATGATGAAAAAAATGACGCTAGAACAACACGCCAAGCTGCCCCCCGAAAAGGCGCACGGCAAGAACGCCAAGGGTTTCAAGAAGGGCGGTCCCACCTCTGAGGACCGCATGCGCCTGGGCAAGAACATGGCCCGCGCCATGAACCAGAAGTCGGGGTGAAACATGGGCAAAATCAAGCAACTCCCTCCTGCCAAGCAGGCATACCCGCAAGAGGCTGAGAACCCTCGGGATCTGTGCATGGTGCTGGGCAACATCTCCAAGCATCCTGCTCCTGCGGCCAAGACCACGGGGATCAAGCAGCGCGGGTCCGGTGCAGCTACGCGGGGCTTCATGTCTCGCGGGCCGATGGCGTAAAACATGAACTACACCGAGTTGAAGACCGCTGTTGAGGATGCTACTGAGAATACGTTCTCAGCGACGGACTTCGCTAATCTGACCAGACTCAGTGAACAGCGCATTTACAACTCGGTGCAGCTTCCTGCGCTTCGCAAGAACGTCACCGGCACGCTGACCAACGGGAATCAGTACCTTGCTGCGCCAACAGACTTCTTGTCTGTCTTCAGTCTTGCGGTCATTGACGGATCTGGGAACTACGAGTACTTGCTGAACAAGGATGTGAACTTCATCCGCTCGGCGTTCCCGAACCCCAGCACGACCGGAACTCCAAAGTACTACGCGCTGTTTGGCCCTGATTCGTCAAATTTAACGGAGTTGACCTTCATCCTCGGTCCTACTCCTTCTGCTGGGCTGACCGCAGAACTGCACTACTTCTACTACCCGGTCAGCATTGTGACTGCGGGTACGTCTTGGCTGGGTGACAATTTTGATTCTGTGCTGTTCAACGCAGTGATGTTGGAAGCAGCACGGTTCATGAAGCAAGAGCCTGACATCATGCAGATGATGGACAAGGAATACGTTCAATCACTGACATTGCTGAAGAACCTTGGTGATGGGAAAAATCGCCAGGACGCATACCGCAGTGGGCAGGTCAGGACAAAGGTTATTTAAATGGCGATTGTTCAGACGATGACCACCAGCTTCAAGGCGGAGCTATTCACGGGCACCCAGGTTTTTGGTACGGACACGTTCAAACTTGCTTTGTACACCTCGTCTGCGGATCTAGGCGCTACGACCACGGTCTATTCTTCAACCAACGAAGTGGCTGCAAGCGGGTCATACGTTGCTGGTGGCGGGACGCTGACAGGCGTAACAGTGGCAAGTTCTGGCACTACCGCTTGGGTGACGTTTGACAATATCGCATTTACCTCTGCGACCATCACGGCCCGAGGAGCGTTGATATACAACTCCAGCAAGGGAAATAAATCTGTCGCGGTGCTGGACTTTGGGCAGGATAAGTCCTCCTCTAGTAGTACGTTTACCGTCCAGTTCCCTGTTGCAGATGCAACCAACGCAATCATTCGTATCGCGTAAGGAAATACCATGTCCATGACCAACGCCGCCGAAGCGGCACTCCTCGACCTCCTGTTCCTGAACGTTGATTGGGCCAACATCGGGGACGCTGCTGGCCTGCAGAACAGCGCCACGGCAGGTTCGTTTTACATCTCGCTGCACAGCGCAGACCCCGGCGAGGCGGGCAACCAGAGCACCAACGAGATCAGCTACACCGGCTACGCCCGCGTAGCGGTGAACCGCACGGCAGGCGGCTGGACGCGGACAACCTCCACCATCGCCAACACCGCGCTGGTGCAGTTCGGTCAATGTACGGCGGGCACCGCCACGGCCACGCACTTCGGCATTGGCACGGACTCTACTGGTGCTGGAAATTTGCTGCTCAAGGGTGCGCTCAACGCCAGCCTGTCCATCAGCAACGGCATTCAGCCGCAGTTTGCTGCTGGTGCCATGACCGCCACGGTGGACTGATGTGGTGTACCGCTGCGCTCACTGCCGGGAACTGCTGACGCTGACCGACACCGAGTTGTCTCAGTGCTCAGAGCATCCCGACGGGGGCGTGGAGTGGTCGCCTGACGAGGTGGAGTGGGCCCCGCTGGAGAACCCTGATGCCGTTTAGGTCCGTTGCCGAGGTGGCAGATGCCGTCCAGCAAGGGCGGCATCACATCCAGCATTTCATCCGCACATCGGTTTACGGCGGTTTCGGGACCAACGCGTTTGGTGATTTCAGCGTCGGCAGCGGCATCCCGTCCTACAACCCATACCTCGGCTTGGCGCTGGAGGCCACGCAACTCATCGGCTCCCGCAACAACAGCATCTATGTCGGCCCCGGCATCAGCACGGAGCGGTATCTGCTCAGTATGTCGTTGACGCATGGCGGAGCCACGGGCTTTCTGCCTTCGGTCTACTTTCTCGACTATTTGATGTTTTACCCGTACATCGACCTGGACAACACCGACCAGCAAGACTTGACCAACGATGTGACCTTGCCGCGATACACAGACGGCGAGGGTGTGCGGATGCTGATGATGATGCAAACGCCTGGAACAAGCACTGCCACGAACATCACCATCAACTACACCAACCAAGACGGCGTTGCCAAGACCATTACGACAGCGTACAGAGCCTCGGGCGGCATTGGTGTCATTGGACCCAACATGATCAGCACCTCCGTGGGCTCTGCAGGGCCGTTCTTCCCGCTGGCCGATGGTGACAGGGGCGTGCGGTCTGTTGAGTCTGTTCAGCTTACGGCAGGCGTGGGCGGGTTCGGCGTGATGGTGTTGGTCAAGCCGCTGTTCACGATGTCCGCCAACGAGTTGTCGTCAACTGTCGAGAAGAACTTCTTACGCGAACAGGCAGCGTTGCCGCGCATTTTGGACGGCGCGTTTCTCAATTACATCTTCAACATATCCACCCAGACAAGCGCCTTGTTGCCGATGGTGGGGCAAGCGCAATTCGTCTGGACCTAAGGAATCACCATGCCATTCAGTTCAATGGACGATCTCGTCAACGAGATCACAAGCGGCAAGTTCAACCGCGCCGACTGGAACAAGATCACGGGCGGTTCAGCCTACACCGCAGGCCGTTGGTATGACTTCAGCGGTTTGGCCGGAACGCCTGTCGCCAACGCCTTTGCGGGCACTGCACTGGCGTGGAGAACCTGCGACGAAACCACCGGCAACGGCACGCAGATCTTCGGCCTGCCGCACGGCGGGAATGTCAGCCCAGACACGAAGCACGTTCTGAACGTCAGCGCCATCACCTCCGTTGCCACGGGTGTCCCGGCGCAGTTGATGCTGGTGGACTTGCAGGGCTACTGGCCCGGTATCACGAACAACTCGGCCACGGCACAAACCCTGACGGGCACGCCCAGCCTGCGCTACACCAACGGGGCCGGGTGCAGGTTGTTCTGGGTGCAAACCGCCGCAGCGGGCGCCACGGCCCAGAACATCGCGATGAGCTACAGCAACACGGTGCCGACTTCGGGCAGGGCGCTTCCGGTAACGGTCGCCATGACGGCCTCGGCGATTTCGACCCACATCAGTCACAGCGGCACGGCGGCCAACAACTACGGCCCATTTTTGCCCCTGGCATCGGGCGACACGGGCGTGTCTACCGTGGCGACGGTCACCTTCAGCGCGGCCAACACCGGCACCGGGGCGCTGTGCTTGGCTAGGCCGCTGCTGACGCTGCCGCTGACCACCGTGTCCGTCGCTGCTGAGCGGGATCTGCTCAACCAACTGCCGAGCCTTCCTCGGGTGATGGACGGTGCCTGTCTCACGTGGCTCTACTTCGCGGGTGCGGCTACGGCGGCGTCCACGAACTTCTACGGCGCGGTCGAGGTCGGCTGGGGCTGATCGGGCATGGCTCTCAAGACAAACACCACGCTCCTGGCGCAGCTACCCCTGCGCCTGATCGGC